TCCCCCGCAGGCAACACAAGACTTCCTGATTATTAGTCAGGAGGTCTTTTTTTTTGGTCGTAGCGATAAAGGCTTCTATCACCCCATCGTTTCTGCCAAAACCAAGTACTCAATGAACTAGCATAACCTTCTAGTTTATCCATAACTTTGTTATGCCAAAAGTAATATCTAAACTTTTTGTATAAGTTGTTTAATATCATCTTGTAATTTTTTTCCTACAGCGTTAGCATGATTAATAACAGCAGCACATAAGTTACCATGATAAGGATAACCTTTTAGTGCCTCTCGAATTTTACCTACAGGTTTACCACCGTAGTCAATGACTATGGCATTCTCTTTATTTAAACCTATTTTTAATTCAAATAATATTCCAGTGTATTTATCTAAATTATTTTTTTCCGTCATTGCTATTTCCCTCACTAGATTGTGGTGTTAAGGTAGATAAACTATTCATAAGTTTTACTACTTCAGCATATGGTCTAGACATTAAGTATCTCATAATATCCATAAGTTGTTCAGAACTTATAGTGTAAGTTCTAGGGTTAGACTTTTGTTGTTTCTGTTTTTCTTTCTCCATTTTTCCTCCTATATTAGAATGGTATGTCATCATAATCAAAATGCTTTCCAAGTGTATCTAAATTTTCTTGTGCATTTGATATCTTTGTTATTAACTTATCTAATTCTTGTATATGTTGAGGATGCTCCCCAATACCTACAGAATTATCAAAGTATATTTCTGCTGTTGCTGTGGCTTCTGCTATTGCAGCTTCGTATTTTCTAGCCAGTGCCTTTACTAAGTTTTTTCTAGTACCCATTATTCTCCTCTAAATTGATAGTATTTATCTTCAATAAGATCTTCATCTAATAAGTATGGATTATCTCTACCTTTTTTATTAAACTCTGTTCTTAAATCTCTTATAGTTTGATTAAGTGTTCTTCCCAAATTTAAAGAATTACAAACCATATCCTCTACCTCAATTAGTGCTTGCTTAACTGCCCCCATCTTGATCCTCCTTTAATTGCTCATCGTCTTTTAGTTGTTTATTCAATGCATTAACTTCATCTTGCATATGAATCATAACTTCTTGTAAAGCTATTATCCTACCAAGTTTTTCCATTACTTGTCCGTGTGTTAACATGTGACCTCCTTTATTAGTTTGTTTAGATACCATTGTGCTTTTTGTAAATCTTCTAAAGGTTCGCCTTTAAATTTATATCTCGAAACATATTTTAAAACGTTTCCCTTTAGATACCCATGATATTCATCATCTGTCATACAATCCTGTATAACTTCTATAGTTTCTTTTTTACCATATCTATAGTGGGATGGTGAATTAACATTATCTTCTGCCATACTTTCTCCTAATAGAATTGTATTGAACTGTTTCAAGATCATACTCTCCATTCTTTACATTTCTTTTTACAATTAAACCACTCCACCACATTCTTTGAGTAGCTCTAGCATAATCTTCTTTATGATGCAAGTAACAACCTACAGATAAACCAATTACTTTTCTACCTATTGGAGTAGTACACATAGAATAATCAAATGTATGTATATGACCTACAGTAGAAGATACTTTGTTTTTTAGTAAGAGAGCACGAGCAATGTTGTCCCCACTAATAGGCTTACCCATAACACCGTTAGGAAAATTGTGGCAATAATGTACGCCATCGACCACCACAGGTTCTTGATATGGGTAAACTTCCCAACCATATTTTTCAAATTTAAAATCATTAGTACTAATTGTGCCATCAAGTTCGGGTGTTTCATTTATTATTCTATCTATCCTATCTTCGTGATTACCAAGTAGCATGATTTTTCTTGGTCGTCTTCCATTGAGACCTTTGTTAAATTTATTCAATGCATCATGAGCATGATCTATATCTTTTTTATATCTTCTACCTTCAAAGGATTTTTTACCTTTATCATAACTAGATAGTGAATCCATACTTGCAAAGTCTCCCATACAAATAATAGTATTCGGCTTTAGATCTCGAGCAAATTTTCCTGCCCATAAAAATCTATCATTGGTTGCTTTTGGGGTACAATGAGGATCCCCTATGACTAAGTGTGTTGCCATTAGTTTAACTCCTTATCACGTTTCTGTTTTAAGTATTCAAGAAAGTCTACTACATTATCTGCATCATCAAACTCTGCAACAGAACTTATAGTTAAGTCTCCCTTATTTTTTTTCTTATCATCAGCGAATCCACGAAGTCCCCATAGAAACGTTGAATGGGGGTCAGTAGTTGCCATCTTAATCATACCTCTTGCTATTGTAGAACACAACTCATACTCTTCAGTTGTCATCTTTGCTCTAGTATCCATGGATATACCACAAGTAAATCCAAGTTTCCAGGGTGTAACTAAAACTTTTATTGCTTTAAGCAAATCTAATTTATCTTTTTTCTTAGTCATTATAATTTAAAGTATTTATGATCATAGGGTACAACTTTCCACTCAACAGATTTTTTAAATTTATTTCTCTTTGCATAATCAATTGCTTCTTTTTCTGAGTCCCATATTTCATTTGTAAATATTCTCCAAGTATTATTATCTTTTATTATTAAACAATACATTTTAGGTAAAGGCAGATGCTAGACCCCTCAAAACTAACATCCACCCAGTTACGCAAACTCTTCCTCCTTTTTAGGATTATTAACTTCCGTATACCAAACCCATTTAGGGTTCTTACCTTTTGATTGCTGTTGTGGTAACAACTGCAACTTACTTCCCCAACAAGGAAGTTTGTATGGGCAGAACGAACATGCAAAGCCCAAAACTTTATTACCTGTGGGTTTACTTCTAAATGTTTCTTCCACAGCTTCATAATTTCTTTTAAATGGTACACCATCTTGTAATGCTTTAAGATTTTCTTTCGCTTTATCTAAAGCTACTTTCTTATATTCATCATGTAATGCAGGTGTTTCACATACTGTCCACTCACCAGTAGATTTATTAATAGCTATCCACCCACCAAAGTTTTTACCTTGTCCTTCGCTATATAAAAATCCTTGTGATGCATAGCCAAAGGTATCATCTTTAACAACCTCATTAAAACCACCTTCTTCTCCAAACTTTTTTTCAAAAGAATATGGTGAGGCACTTTTAATATCCCATATTTTTTTATTAATCTCAACGTCTTGTCTCCCTTCAATTTTGTTCTCCCCAAATTTATATACAACTTTTTTCTGTTCATTTTCTACATTTACTCCTGCTGATTTCATAACAAATAAAGCTAATGCTTCTATAAGATCACCGAATGTATTTCTCATTTTAACATTATAAGGTTGTCCTTCTCCCTTTATACCCTTAGCTTCCATCTGTAATTGACATAATGGTCTACCAACATTAGACATTCTAACTTCAAACTTAGATCGTCTGTCTTCAGTGAATTGCTTGAGTAAGGCGTTTTTACACGCCTCACCAAACTCCTCCACAAGTTTTTTGTCTACTTGGGTAGGACCCTTTGATACATTATCAAGATACTTCTGTACTTTAATAAGTATATCGTTCATTAACTAGCCAACACTTTTTCAGGTGATTCATCACTAAGATCTTTTACAATCTCAGCATCTACGTTATCAGAACCATTTACTTTTTTAGTCTTTGAACTATTATATAGTCCAGCAACTTCTAAGTTTTCTGCATCAATAGACTCTTGGAATACCTTTAAAGTATCCATATCAGTATCAGATAACTGTAAATTAGCATCAGCATTTACAGCTATTTCGGGTACGTAAAATACATTACTACCTTTCTTCTGCCTTTTAGTATCAATGTTAAGTAAAGTATTAAACATAAGTTTCTTTCTTTTCTTTAATTGATCTAACGCAGCACTAACAGGTGAGAATGCTGTACCTGTAACTCTATAAAGTACGGGTAAGTTTTCTACACTGTGTTCTTTACCTTGTGCAGTTTTACCATTCTTAAATGATAACAAACCATACACAAGTTTATAACACCTGATAGTTCTTTGTTGCTCTTGCTGTTCAGGAGTAAGATTAGATCTTTCTTTAAAAGATATCTTACCACATCTTGTACCACCTAATATATCAATAGCTTCTTCTTTCCAGCTTTTGAATATAATAGATCTGTTTACATACTCACCTTTTACAGCATCGTAATGCATATATTGCATTGCACTTATGAATGGTCTAAATGTAACTGGCTTACCAAAAACATTCTGACCTACATTTGAATCATAAGTATAGAAGTGACCCACTGGTAATTGATTACCATCGTCATCTTCAGGTGTTCGATTGATAGCTAATCTTGGTATGTTAGTACCTAAATTAGATCCATCATCTTGACCTATTGCCTGCATGATTTGCTCATCAGACATTCCTTTTATATTTACTAAGTTATTATCAGACATTTGTCCTCCATTTTAGTTGTTG